TCCGGCCAGTTCGGCGGAACGAAGGAAAACCCGAGCCATCTCAGCCACTTGATTGTAACGTGATTGTCTGCATGGACGAAGTTCATCAGCTTCGGGTAACTGGCGCGCATGGCCTTGACTGCGGGCCTGCTTGCTTTGAGGAACCTCACCTGAGCACGCTCAAGACCGTTTGCCGCCAGCATCCACGGGATGCCCTCGCCCAGAATGATCGACTTCGGCGCAACCCCGAGCATGCACACCGGGACATCCTCGACCAGACCAGTCAGCGCCCAGTCGGACCGCTTCAGCCCGTCGCGTAACGCCATCTCCGGAGTCACGCCAATGGCGGCCATCTCCACTACGTCAGCCTCCCGAATATCAGACAGGATGGCGGCAATGTCCGCCTCGCATGCGTCCCGTAGTTCGATCTTCAAGAACCGAATTCCGTCTCGGGCTGGATCGCCAGCGTCGATGCGGCATAAGGACCAGATGCCCGGATCATCACGCGAGGGTCTTGCTTCCAGTTGCCCCCTACGCGGATCGATTCCCATATCGTCTTGCGCTCTGCCGGCACACCCATATTCTCGTCCTCTCGCGATTCCAACGGATACCAGATTTTGCCATTATCCACTGATACCTCCATCCGGTTCGTCTCGCGCATCAAGAAACTGACTTCGCTGATTTTCTTCTGAGTCGTCGACACAGGTTGCCCACCGATCAGCATCAGGTCCAGAGACTCGAATTCTGCGACCTTGCGCTTGCCGACATGCGCCAGAACGACAGGCTCGGACGGGCTGATCGATCCAGACGCCACGGTGTACTGCCCGAGATCGTGCCCGTCCGCAGCGCATCGGACATCTTCGCCTTCGAGGTGATCAAGCCCAGAAAGGTTGTCGACGGCCAGCGCCCAGCTTGTGCCGGGCGTCAAATCCGCATCCACAAGTGGCCGGGATAGCGGGTACCCACGCACGACCGTAGCGGAATCGCGGGCGGTGATAGAGATTCGCACCGGCTCGGAATCGTAGTGCAGGACAATTTGATCTCCCACATTCGACGCGACGAACAGGGACGCGGATGCGGTGATGGTCACTTCATCGTCTACAGTGGCCCCGCCGGACAGCGTCAACACCGTGGCCGTGGCATTCCTGCCGTCATAGGTCAGGGCCGAGTCGTCGCCGACCCATTCCCGCCAGTCAGGCACGTATTGATTGCCGAGACGCTCCACGAAGGTCCCGTTTTCGCGCTCGACTGCGAAGTAGACGCCAAACTGATTATCCTCCGGGATGGTCTCGACCTGTTTGTAGAGCCCGCCGGCCGTGCTATGCCGAGACCACGCAACCACTTGATGCTCGCGCTTATAGGTCATCGTCAGGAAAGTGCCATCGCTCAGGACCGCGAACACCGCAGACCACGGCACCGGGCACCATGCCCAAGACACAATCGACTTGCCTTTCAGCAGGTGGGACGCAAACGCGGTCAGGTCCGATCCCGCATATCCGTCCGACTCGAACGTGTACGTTAGATCCCGAACCTCGCCGCCCATGTGGGTCAGGTAGATCGCGGTTTCCCCGGAATCCAGCGGCTGCAACGGAGCGGAACCGACCGACGGCTGGGGAGTCGATTGCACCGTGCCGGCCGTCAACGCCTCCGCACTGTCGCCGATCTTCCAGATTCCGCCGCTGGTCGCCGCGAGAAGATCCTGTTTCGCCATAAGCGCCACAATCGCGTTCAACTGCCGAGCGTTCATGACCGACGCGAACGGGTCGGAATCGATCATCGGCGTCTCGCGGCCGAACATCGTGTAATCGCCGATCCGTGACGCGTTCATGCCCTGCGGGTCGGTCGGGGTCGCAGCGAAGCAAAGACGATCCGAGAAGAACTCGACGACGGACGGGTAGCCATAAGCCGGCCCCCATGCGCCAACTGCCCAGATTGCCGTCGCGTTGATGCCACCGCTGGCGTATTCGTTGACGACAACCGTTGATGTCCCCGGCACGATCTCATTGAACGTGATCGTGTCTGCGGTCGCATTGATCGACCAGCCCTGAGTCATGGCAATTCCCCGCCCGGCGGAACATCGACCCCGCCACCCGCAGGCGGCTCGTAGTTGGAATCTGACTGCGTAGGGATGCCGTCAATCGTGACCGTGTACTGGCCGACTGAATCGCTACTGGCGCCGGCAATCGCGTATGGGCCAATCGTGCCGTCCCCGGAGAACGTCCAAGAACCGGCCGGCGTTCCGACACCGCCAACGATATTATCTGGGATGGTCTTTCGCACGATTGCCGTCACTGTCTTGGTGTCCGTGAACGCGGTGATCTCGACGATGCCATAGCCGGAGTGGACATACTCCCACTCTACGCCAAACGTCACTGTGACGGTGCCCGTAGTCACGCTATGCCCCGGGCCGTCCCACTCACGCCCTCGCTCATGCACGGGCCGGACGTTGCCGGTCTGCGTGTAGTTCGGGGACGCGCCCGGGGATGGGATCGTGGTGGCCCTGTAAATCTTGCCATCGCTGCGACGGAGCACCCCGAGCGACAGGTTCGGCGTCGTCTCGCCCTGAACCCAAGGCTTGATCGTGCCAAGTGCCTCCGGCTCCATGTAGAACAGCATGCCCACCATCGAAGACGTGAAGATGTCGGCATTGGATGTCAGCGTAATGGTGCCCGTCTTGGCCGATGCTGCAACCCGGTTCGCCTCGTTGGCGTTGATCGCCCTGAACGGCCCCTCTCGGCTCACGAACAGGGACAGCGTGAAGCTCGTTGCACTGACGCGGCGCAGGATCCGCTGCTGGTGATTCGGATGGACGAGGTAGGCGGTGTCGGCGCTCTGCGTCTTGTTGATTGCGGCCAGTTCACCATCGGCGTATGGATGGGCCACCTCGACACGATTGACACCATCCATCACAAACGCGCCGCGATAGATGAACTGAATGAATCCGTCATTGAACACCATCAGATACGCGATGGACTGCGATACCTCGAATTTCATATAGCGTGACGGGCGAGCGCTGTTGCGCACCTCGCCGTTGAACACGGTTCCCGGGAGCTTATCCAGCCCCCCAGTCGGGCGAACGATCCAGCCATGAATCGACCGGCCGCTGATTCCAAACCGGCTCAGGTCTTGACGGCCCCACAGATCCGGCGCGTACTCGCCACCACCGAAGGACGGTTGCAGCAGTTCAGCCATAGGGGTAGTACCGGTCATAGCGGTCGGCAAGGCTGCTGTATTCGGCAATGTCCGCCGGGGTATGCGGCATCATGTCGTCGCCTTCGTTCCCGTTCGCAGCCGATGCGGTCGACAGCGCCCTCACGTACTGTTCGGCGGCGTTGGACGCCATGGCAGGACTGGTACGCAGTTCAAGCGCCAGATCCTTTGCAAGCGACCATTTCAGCGCATCCCGGAACAGCGGATCGGCGAATGAGGGATCGGTCACGTCGGCGATGTAGTGGGCCACCGCATCGGGCAGGTTGGACGCGATCAGCTTCGATTCGCCGCTGGATGCCATGCGGATGCTGTGCTTGCCCCAGTGCCAATCGGACTGCGGGATGCACCACGGGTCAACATCCACGGGCGCCAGCACGACCAGCCGCGCACATGAATCCGGGTAGGCATAGACGTACTCATAGCCCTGCACCGTGTCAGCGGACAGGGCCAGCGCCACAGATGCACGCGCAAACGTCCAGTCAACGGACGGCTCGCGCATGAGCATCGACATGCAATGCGGAAAGACCCGCGTACACGCTCTGGCCTCTTCGCTGGTATCGGCAGGGTAAAAGTCCTGAATATTGCCGGACGATCCGACCCCGATAGCGCCAAGCGCCAAGTTGCAGACTTCGACCTTGTTCACGAACCTACCTCATCCGGCGACGGCGCCGATAAACAACTGGATACGATGACGCTACTGTAGCAGGTGGGCCGGCATCGCTCCCCGCTAGAACGCCCGCCGCGAGCCACAGCAGAATCATGAGGTGAACGTAATCAGCTGGGTGTTGCTCGCCACGTCAGGCACGGAAACCGCAGCCGTCGGGATGATCGTGGCCTCCGTTGTCGTCAGGACACGTACGGTCACATCTCCTAGCGCTGCAGCATCGGCAATGCCCGGCAGGTAGCCAATGCCGATCAGGACCGTCGTCCCGTCGTCTTCAGTTGTCCCCGCCATTGAAAGCGATCCGCTCGGCTCGCCCGTTTCGGAGTCGCGCGTCACCATGAAAATATCGGCCACCTTTGTCATTTGGTCCACCCTTATGCGTAGAAGAGGTCGCCCACGACCGCATTTAGCGTCGTGGCCGTTGCGTCCGTATCTGCGGCGCCAGTTACGATTGATCTACCAATCCCCGTCGTAAAGCCAATTCCACCCGGGAGATGCACTTCTGACTTGCCGCCCGGGGGGATCGCAATGGTTTTCACCACGCCAGTCCCTGCCGTGACAGCGCCTGCCGTGTTATGCAGCTTCACGTACTGCCATACCGCCGTGGTATTGCCCAAGTCCCAGCCAAGCAAACGCCCTGCCGAGCCCTTCACGGTCGCCGTGTTGGTGGTCGCCGCAGAGACAATATGATTAATGGTCGCAGCGCCCGTTGCGTTCGCCCGGTACTGGATGCCAACGTCACCGGCTAAAACTGTTGCCGCCGCTAGGGTTGCCGTTACGGAGCCGCTGACAGGTTGAGTCCCGCTTGGCTGCACCACGACCGCAGTCGGCGAACCGATGGAGATGGCCCGGAATCGAACGTTAAGGGTTCCGCTTGTATATGCGGTGGAGCGAACGCTTACAAACTGCGCTGCGCCGCAGTAAACGTGCCAGACCGTCGTGCCATTCGATGTGAGGACGCCTGTCGCAGTGAGTGGTGATGCTGTCCCAGAGCGGACAGCGGTCGCAAGATCCCAGACCGTCCCGTCGTTGCTAAGCTCAAACGTCAAGTTGACGCCTGCATGCGTTCCGTCAAGCTGGATCGCCACCGCGTTACCTGTCGAAACCGTCGCCGTGACCCGCTGAGCGTTGGCGGTAACGGCCCCGGCCGTCGCGACTTCTTCGTTTTTGACCGGAATCGATGACTGATTGGATGCGATAACAACTGGCGAACTTGCCGCCATTGCAGCTTGCCCAAGCGCGGCAAGCTTGCCGTCTATGCTTGCGAGGGTGTCGTTCGCAGTCTCTTGGTTGGCGGCCAAGGCGGGCGCAATCTCGATGCCAGCCGGATCGACCAGCATCACAGCACCGACAAAACCGGCGGCTGTTGACCGCCCGGCTAGAGTGTCCGTTCCCGCCCCTACGTTGGCTTTCGCGGTTAGGGTATCAAGCGCCATTTCAGCTACCCAGCAGCTTTGCCGCTTGCGCGCGCGCCTGTGCGATACGCTTCTCGATATCCTGCGCCTCAGCTGTCAGCGCAGCGACGGCATCGGCAAGCTCTGCCCGCTGGGCATCCAACGATGCCACCTTGGCATCGGCATCGGCTACCAGTTCAGCCGCGCGGGCTTCGAGCGCTTCCGCGTTGGCCGTGGCTTTCGTCAGGATCGTGTCTGCATTCTCTCTGGCCTCGCTTTCAAACCGGGCCTTTTCAGCCTTGTGCTGGTCAGCCATGATCTGGCTTTCCTTCTCGTGCCGCTCCTTGGCCTCGGCGTTCTCCGCAAGCTGCTTTCCATGCTCCTTGCGCAGCTTCTCGATGCTTGCCTTGAACTCGTTTTCCGCTTGCTCAAGGTTTCCGATTGCATCGAGCTGGTCGCTTAGCTCAATGACCGCACGGAACCCCTTGGCAAGATTGCGGAAGTCTTCGACGGCCTTCTGGGTCTTGTTCATTGGACGCTCCCAACCATCAGAAGATGGACGCTAATCGATGTCGTTCCGGACCCGGACCCGACGACCGGCTTGACCCACTTCACGACTTCAAGCACAGCTTCTAACTTGGCCGTGCCAATCGTTAAGACGTTACCCTGCGGGTCGGACAGAGTGGCCCAGTTTTCACCGTCCATACTGCCCTGCAACGTCACGGCCCCAGTGTCGAAAGTGCCGAACGCTTGCACGGTTCGGTCGCTCAGAAACTCATAAGGAACCGGGGCGCCCTCATCGCCATTTGCAAGACCAGACCACGTATAGAGGATTGCGACCGCTGATTGCTTCTCTGTAACTGTTCGCTGCGGCTGAATCGTTGCCATGCTTATAGCCTCTGTAGAGCGCCCCGGATTCTCAGGCCCGGG